TCGGCTTACTTGCGTCCCCAATACGGGGGATGAACGTTGTGTTAATACTAACACATTTCAACTATTTAGTCAAGTTAATATGTAAATTTGTTACATCGACCCTACAGAGCAAAAAATACCTGGAGATTTTTTTGCCCGATATTTGGAATTAAAAGTTGATTTTGGTTTTACACCTTCCTTCTTTTCTTTTTAGATGCTTGCTTGGTTCTATGACCCCATAACTTTGGACTTATAGTTCCTTTACCATATTGTATATCTTTTAAACCATGTTTAAACTTATCATAATACATATCAAAAATTTTAGTCTTAGTTCCTCTAGTTAAATCATACTTAGAAGGACCTAGACTACCAGATTCAAAAACTGAATAAGTTACAATAAAAGCATCGGTAGGAACATCAGCTATGGAAACTTCCTGAAGAGATCCATTCTCAACTAACATTTCACAACCATAAACAGTTTTAATGTTACTTGCTTCTTCAGTGCTCCATAAGGATATTTTCTTCTCTGGTTTTTTTAACTCTTTCGATTCTTCTGTTTTTGGTGGACGATTACCTAATGGTGCTGTCATGATCTATTACCCCATACAATATCAGGAAATGCTTCTGATGCAACATCCTTTGTAATATTATACTTATCTGTTAATCTACCATCCTTCACTAATATAAGAATCTCTGCCTCTAATGGATGTAATCCTTGAAGTATGTTTATAAACATAGATTCTCTACGAAGAGAACTCATACCAGGATTTCCACCTTTCAAGAAATTATAAAACTTCGTAAATTCCTTACGGATAGTAGTCTGCCCTTGATCTTGTGATCCAAGAGACGAAGATCCCAATTCATTCATCTTACTTACAGCATCATCTATCTTACCAGATAAAGTACCTGTTTTAGTTTCATCTTCTAAATTACTACCGTAAGGGACTTCACCTTCAGGTAAAAGAGTTACAATAGATTCATCAAAGTTCCAAATTAAAACTGCCTTTAATGAATTATCACCATACCTTCTGATAACTTCAACTTTATTTGCCTTACTCCTCATTTTAGAAGCAGCATCAAGAACCTCATAAGCAAAAGGATTCTTAGGTAAATCTGGAATCTTTTGTGCAACTACTTTTTTAGGTTTTGTTGCAGTAACCTTTTTAGTTGTTGACGCTCTCTTTCTAGTCGTCGTCTTCTTCGTCGCTGTCATAATTGTTTTCAAAACGGAATGCTACAATTTCATCTGGAACTAAATTACCATTAACATCAAACATTTCTGGATGAACTTTGATATCATGATAGTTCATAAAATACTCTCTGGCAACCCAACCACCAATGGCTCCTACTATGAGGAACAATATTGTTAGAAAAGATCCGAACACTAAACTTATCGCTAACATGTCTCTTTCTCCTATTTTAAGTGTGGTAATATGTGATGGTTTGGGTTTTGGTTTACCTCCTGTTAATATGAACTCGAAACCACGATCAATATTATAATCTGGTTTATTTATACTTACCTCAGACGATTTTCTTTTCCCGAAGGAATTGAACAGTTTCTGTACAACCTCCAAGTTTTTCCCTTTCTCCTGTGTCATCACAAATTACTTGAGGAAAAGTTGAACCTTGTCCAAATTCCGCATAAAAATCATCCCGTGTAAAATCATTATCTAGATTATACACAACATGACTTAGTTTTGTCAACTCCATTACTTCTTTTACTTTCTCACAATATGGGCAACCTTCTCTACTATAAATCGTAAAGTTCATTTCTTGATATTAGTTTTAAAAAATTATTTAGTAGTTATTATACCACAATCTTTTTAATATCTGTCGCATTTAAACTTGAAAGAGATGAAGATGCAGGTAAAAAATTACATAGAATTACTTGTGCTTGTGCATCAGTATATTCCTTAGTAATTGTAGATGTAGTAAAATCATCCTGAAAATTATCAGTATGAATATATTCCCAAGATGAATTTACCAAAGCTTGAACGTAATATTTTTCCATAATTACCAGTTATAAGGTGGTCCATATATATGAGCTGGATACATTGTTCCATAATTATCTACTCCACCAGTATTTGTTCCATTTGGAGTGCCATCCAATTCAGTTATGGTTCTAACTAAGGATGGAGAACTATTAAGTGTCTTATTTGGAGATGATCCTGATGCAGTCCATTTATATATGTTTGCATGATGCGAATTACCATTATTAGTCCAAACTAAACCAAATAAACTTCCATCATTTGCTAATGCAACATTCCAAATCTGTCCTAAACTAGGACTACTAAAAGTAGACCAACTAATTCCATCTGTAGATTCATAGACATTAGACTGGTTTTTAGTATGATAGAATTTACCAGTATGTTTATTATGAATAATATTTCCATATGCCCCACCATACCATGAAGATCCTATATTAGGACCATTACTAGGAATTACTCCTTGATCAGTCCAACTAACTCCATCTGAAGATGTAAATGTATTATATGTATTTTGTTGTTTATTCTTTACCCACCACATAAGTGGATATGGAGCTTCTGGATATACACGGAAAATTCCATACATATTATCTCCTTCTAATCCTGATATATTTCCACCAGCACTATAAATTTCATTAAAAGTTTGCCCATTATCAGCTGACATATAAACAACTCTCCAATCACCAGCAAAAGATCCTGCACCATAAATCTTGTTATTATATACCCCAAAACCATCCCAATACAATGAACTAGTACTACTACCTTGATTTGCACCATTTGGATCACCAATAAACTGGCTATTATTAGATGGTATTGTGTTCAAGCTACTACTAGTAGAATAGTATCTTGTACCAGAATATTGTCCACCATATAAAGATGGAGTACCATTATAATTTGCCATACCACCCATCTTCATATAGCTTCCACTCCAACCTTGAATATTTCCACCTGCAGGATTATCTAAAGGAATTAAAATTCTAGGACTAAAATAGGTATCCCAATAGAAATAATCTTGACTGAAAACTGGACTTTGCCCACCCATTCCTTCAGGATTACTAAACCAAAGTGTTGAATAAGATGCCCATTCATCATTAGTAAACCAAGTGCAACCATAATTTGTTCCAGAAACTTCATACCAAACACATATACACATACATCCAATCTGTTTTGGAGTAAAATCTTCGGTCAATCCTTGTGCTTGAGTTCCTGGTGGTGAAGCTTCTGCAATACTACTTACTAAATTATTTGAATCATAAGTTAACTCCCAATTCTTATCAACACCACCTATAGATTCCGTATATTCCGTTATTAGTCCGTCAGAATTATATGTAATATTACTATAACTATTATCACCTAATGTAACTGCAGTTACATTATTACTAGAATCAGTTGATATACCACTTGCTCTAGTAAACGGATCAGTCTTAGTGATAGTTCCACCACCACCTTGCTTCCCTTTATTAATACTTAATCCAACAAATCTAGCCATATATTTTTTTCTAGAATGTATAGATACCTATATTTATATTATTAAAACTTATATTGAAGTAGATGCAAAGAATGATTCTGCTGATATCTGCCTTGCTCTTCTAGTAGTTGCCGTTGCTGTAGGAATATAATTTGTAGTGTCATTAGAAACTTCAATCTTATCAGTAAGTTCTCTACCCAAAACAGTATTGGATGTAAGAACATTGGTATTGCCGATTGAAATATATTCAGTCCCGTCTAATATTTGCAATCTTCCAGCATTTAACGTTATACCATGACTAAAATTAAATCTATCGGTTGAAGATTGCCATAACATCGTCTTATCAGTAAGACCCTTAATAATTATTCCACCATTATCAGCATTAAAATCGGTAGTAACTGCCTTCAAATTAAAATATCCAGTAGCAGATCCATTACCACTAACAGTCTCACTTAAAGTGACTGTTGAACTAGCTATGGATACTACATTTACAGTATTACCAAGACCAAATGATCCCGAAGCTGTATAGTTTAATTGTACTCCTCTATTTGCCGTAATAAACTTTGTTTTATCCAAACTTGTTGGGTTTACTACAATTTGATTTGATCCACCTGTTACAGTTGCTTCAAAAGATACAGTTGTACTAGTAGTAAATCCTAAAACAATGTCATTTGATCTTATACGAAGATCATCAGTTTCTAGTGGTGCTATATTTGTTTTAATCTCAAGATTCTCATTGTAATTAGAAGTGCCATAAAATGTAGTAATACCTATAGATCTTAAATTTCTTACACCGTCAAAATCATCTTCAAATATATTTACATTATTAATCCTATTAACACTACCATCAACAAGAAGATTTCCTGTAATACTAGTATTACCACCAATATCAGTATTGCCACCAATATCAGTATTACCTGTAATAATAGCATTACCTAATACATCAAATTTTGTAGTAGCAGTTCTTCCTACCCCAACATTACCATCAAACCTAGAGTTACCAAGAACAACAAAATCATCACTAGTAGGTAATCCACTTACCTCATAAAATAATTGTCCATGACAAAGAAATGTTACCTTTGAATTAGGATTAGAAAATCCAATTAAAGATTGACCTGAACCCAATTTAATATTAGGTCTAGTGTATGTTTGACCTGGTCCAATACTAAAACCAAAATCCAAATATTCTGTGCTATCAAACGACATCAAATTGCCATTTGATAGACCAAGTTTTACGGTTGATACATCAGGTCCTAAATTACAAATAGATAATGTTACCTCAGATTCGGATCCTGCAGGTGCAGTAAATAATACTTGCTTTGTTGCTCCTGTAGATAATGTATGTTGAAGGATTCCAGATCTTACAGGGTTTATAATATCATTAGTGGTTTGTCCATAAAACAAAAAGTTAACATCACTTTCTGTTGATCTTACAACTAATTCTTGTCCTGCACCCACATAAATATTTTCAGTCTCAATTACATCACCATACTTTACATATCTATTATATTCAAAATATCTTATACTATTACCTTCTCTATAACCAATTTGAATTCTAGACGGGTTATAATTCTTACTACCAATAGTTACCTTACCTACTGTTAATTTATTAGCAGGTCCTGTATAAAGGTTGAGAACTGGACCAGGAGATGGTATAGTAGAACTTAATAAACCAAACGCCATTTATCGTAACCGAATACAATTTTAAATATTTATAATGATTATACTAACAGGATCAAAAGGATTTATAGGTCAGAACTTTCTTAAGTATCT